CCTCGCATGGACGATATTGCCTACACTAACCTGTCCTCCGGGCACAAAAAGAACCTGCTGATGTTCTGCGCCGCCCAGGCTTATGCTGTGCAGGGCAAGCCCGCCCCCGAGGACTTCGCCCAGGTCCAGAACGACCTTGGTCTGTTACGAGACCGGAACTTCCTCGCCACGCTGGCCGGTATTTCCAGGGAGATCATCACACCCTTGCTGCCCTACACAATCTCTAACATGGGCGGCCTCCTAATGGAGACTACCACTGTGCCCCTGGGCCAGACGAAGGAGATTACCGTTCACAGCAACGACATCTTCCTGTTCGAGGATTCCAGCTGGGGCGCTTCCCGCTCCACCACCATGAACTACCTCTACGATGACACCATCACTCTGAATCCCCGGCCCTACACCTGCCGGGCTGTCATCAAGTGGTACCAGATGGTGGGCAACGATGTGGACATCGGCTGGTACTATAACGCCATCATGGGCGGTATGTACTCCCGCATCATGGCGAACTACATCGGGGCCATTATGACCCTGGCTGACAACAGCCCCTACATCCCCGACTACCTGACCTTCGACACCTACAACTCCCAGAACTGGGCAGAGGCTATTGTGGCGACCTCCACTGCAAACGGTATCCCCCGGAACCAACTGATGGCCTTTGGCGATTACCGCGACCTCCAAAAGGTTCTCCCGCTGGGCACTCCCTCCGATGCCGCCCTAACCTACGGCCTGGGCGAGGAGTGGATGCGCAACGGTTTCCTGTCCGTGGTGGGCGGTGTGCCTCTGTTTGATGTGGACCCAGCCATGGTGCCCGGCACCGTGAATACCACCGGCGAGATGCTGGGCATGAAGGGCCTCATTCTCATCTCCGGGCGCATTGGCCGCGCCTACGCCCCCGTCTACACCGCCTTTGCCGAGGGTTCTCCTCTGGTCATTGAGATGGAGCCCCGCGAGAGCGGCGACAACTCCATTTACATCGACTGTACCGCCGTCATGGACACCAAAATCGTGATGGGCAGCAAGGTCGCCGCCATTCAGATGCCTTCCTGATTTCCTCCTTTTCTATAGGGGAGCGGCCCTTCGGGGCCCTCCCCACCCTTCAAATCTTGACAGAAAGGGGCGTTAAAAATGCCCAGAGGCGTAAGAAACATCAAAAACACCGTGGCGGAAACTATGGAAGCCAATCCTGTTGCCGATACCGTCGGGCAGTCACAGCCCACAGAGACAGAACTGCTACGCCAGCAGAACGAAGCCCTTGCCAAGCAGTTGGAGGCCATGCAGAAGCAAATCGAGGCCATGCAGAAGAATCCGGGCTCCACCGTGGTCATGGCGAAGCCGGAAGAAACTGTGGAGCTGACCTACATCGCCGCCGTCTCCCCTACCAATGTGCTGTCCTTGGGGGACTACGGCTATTTAAACGGTGTGGGAGGCTATGTAGAGGTCCCCCGCAAGGAGTTTGGCGGAAAGTTCATGACACCGGAAATCCGGGGGCTGCTGAACCAGCGGCGGCTTATTGTCCTGAACGGTCTGAACGAGGATGAGCGTCGGCGGTACAATGTTGACTACAAGGACGGCGAACTGCTGGATATGCAAATGTTCGACCGGCTGCTGGACGTGGGGCTGGAGCGGCTAAAGGAGCTGTTCTCCAAGCTGTGCGTCGAGCACAAGCGGATGGTCGCCACCCACTTCATCTCCTCCTATCAGAGGGGCGACAACCGCATTTCCCGTGAAAAAGTGGAGCCGTTGAACGACCTCTCCAAGTCCGAGGACCCCAAGGGGATGTTCCGGCCAATTCTGGAGAGCCTGAACAAGGTCTGATGCGCCCCGGCGGGGAGCGCATAAAATCCCCGCTTTATATGCTGGCGCTCCGGCGCATGAACTGGAGTGCAGAACACAGACAGGAGGCGGATCATATGGCCCCTTTGACAGGCATCCACGCCTATTTCATCAACAACAAGCCTATATACTCCGCCTTTCTCGCTGATGTGGAGGCCCAGGGCGGCAGTACAGACCCATTCTCCCCTGCCTCCGCTTTCCCGGACGGCTATTTTACCGCTATCCCTTGGGTGGGGGTGGTTGTCCAAAAGGACCCTGATTATGAGGGCGACACAGCCGCATATAAGTCCGTGTCCGTAACTTTGAATGGGCAGTCATACCCCCTCCACCTGAACAGCGCCCAGAGTTTCGAGACGGGAGCGACAGGTTATTTCCACTCCGCACCAGCCCCGCAGAGGGAGGACTACTTCGGTGTGCCCCCGCTGACAGGCACCGAAGAAGTCACGGTAACGCTTCTTTATGATGACGTTCCCTATCAGAACACAGTTTTGGCCCCGGTAGAGCCGCTGGGAGCGACCACAAAATGGTCTGACATCATCCTGAACTATGGCAACCTATTCACAGACGATGTGAGAAACCAGGAGGCATACGACATCAATCCGGCGGCCTTTCTCAATACCGCCTCCTACTATCTTCAAGCGGCAATCCCCCGATTCAATCGGCCAACGGAAATCATCTCCTATCTATCCCAGCGTACCCCGTCCTTTTTCTCGGAGACACAGTGGGCTGTACCGGCTGAAATCCTGCCACCTGGAGAAATGCAGACACCTACTACAGAGCCTATCACCATCCAGGCCAAGCCTGGATACGAACTGTGTTCTGTGGTTATCCGGGGCACAGATAAATTTGGAAATCCCGTGGACACTCCCTATTCCATGGAAACCTACGACCCTCAGACGGGGAAGGTGACTTTCCCTGCTGGGCTGATATCTGGCACAGAGTTCATCATCGACCTGTATCGGGACGGAGTGTTCCAAAAAACGCTCTCCCCGGATATGAAGCGCATCCTGGGCTTGTGCTTCCACATGGTATGGGAGTACCGCTTCACCGGGAACTGGCTAGCGCGGTCAGCTAAAGTGAGTGACAAATCCTTTGCCCCACCTAACGAAGCCAACTGGACACGAGCGCAGGAGGAAAAGCGGCGGAGTGAGGAAGATACGCTTAATCAGGAACTCCGCCGGTATGAGCAAGCCTGTACCTACCGCGGCGTGGTAAATTTCAGCCCTTCCATCAATCTTTTCTGAACAAGGAGGTCATGGTCATGGCATTTCATCTGATTGGCACCGACCCGTTCACGTCCACCTTCGTGCTAGACAGCGAGGAAGACTCTGCTGAGCTGCCCACCAACTGCGGCATCGGCTCTCAGGCGTTCTGCGCCGAGAGCGCGGACGGAAGCGGAATCGGTCGTGTGACCTACATTCTCAACGGCAACCTGGAATGGGTCAAGTGAGATAGGGGGCGAATCAAAAATGTCCATTAAAGACGGAATTGTTGGCGCAATGGTCGTCGGCGGCGGTTCCGGCTCCGGCGGCGGCTCCGTGGTAGTCCCGAACATCAACGCCACCGTGGAGACGCTTCCAGCGGGGAGCGAGGCCACCGTTGAAAAGAGCGGTTCCAATACCAACGTGACCTTTAACTTCGGCATCCCGAAGGGCGACACGGGCGCGAAGGGAGACCAGGGCGCCCCTGGAGCGACCGGACCTGCCGGACCGCAGGGCGTTCAAGGCGAGCAGGGCGTGGAAGGACCTGCTGGGCCTGCTGGCCCAACTGGTTCCACAGGACCACAGGGCGAGCCCGGTGTACAGGGACCGGAAGGCCAGCAAGGTATCCAGGGAGAACGGGGAGCCACGGGGCCAGAGGGGCCACAAGGACCACAGGGTCCTGCCGGTAGTGTCGGCCCGCAAGGCCCGCAAGGCATCCAGGGTCCCAAGGGAGACCAGGGAAATCCGTTCCTCATTCAGAAGATATATGATACCGTTTCCGCCATGAACGAGGGTTATGCCACCGATGGTCTGCCGCAGGGATCTCTTGTGGGGATCTCCACCCAGACCGGCGGCGAACAGGGCGGATACATCTACGCCAAAGGGGCATCTGCCTATGAGTTCTTCTATGACCTGAGTACCACGGAAGGCATCCAGGGCCCCAAGGGCGACCCAGGAGAGCAGGGGCCGCAGGGTGAACAGGGCCCCGCTGGCCCCGCTGGCCCGACCGGCCCACAAGGCGCACAGGGAGAACCGGGCCCGACCGGGCCCGCAGGTCCACGGGGCGAACAGGGGCCATCCGGTACAGCTGGAGTTCAGGGCCCGGCTGGTCCGCAGGGTGCGGTTGGTGCACAGGGTCCAAAAGGAGAGGCAGGCGTTCAAGGCCCTGCTGGTGCTGATGGAAAAGCTGCAACAGTCAAGATTGGTACCGTGACCACCGGAGATCCTGGAACAGCCGCACAGGTGACCAACAGCGGAACCTCCAGCGACGCTGTATTCGATTTTACCATACCAAGAGGGCGGGACGGAAGCAGCGGGGGCTCCGCCGCCTCTACCGATGCCGTACCCTTTACCCTGACTTCCACAGGTTGGGCAGGCGAAAGCGCGCCTTATACACAAACAGCGACGGTTGCTGGTATTACAAAGGACAATTCGGCGGTAACAGGCCCTGCAACGCCAACGGATGCAACTAATGCCGCCAATTCCGGGGTAAAGTGGAGTGCACAAGGAGACAACTCGCTAACCTACACAGCCCAGAGTAAACCGGATATTGATCTAAACTATAATGCCCTAATCTTTCCTACAATGGCATGGGAGGCGTAAAAGTGGCTGTATTCGATGTAACTCCCAATATCGGCGGAAACAAACTTGTGCCTGGAAACGGAGTCTCCATCACCAATGAGGCTGTATCCATCAGGGCCATAAATAGCTGTGACAATGCTACGAGCATCAGCAAAAACGGGATTTACACATACATACCGTTTGAGGGTAAAACGTTCCCATTGATCGAAGTAACCGTGCGAGCGGAAAATTTATTCGGAATATCTGTCACAGCCACACAGGGAGAAACTGTAGTTTCTGGTACGACAAATGCTGACGGGATTGCAACCCTAGAAGTAAGCGCATTTGGGCCTTGGGCCGTACAAGCGACCTATGGGGACATCACGAATGTAGAAACGATTTATGTTACACACGCGGACATGTATTCTGTCGGCTTATCTTTATTTCCGGCTACTATTTTTGGCGTTGTGTGGGACATGTCCAATTCTAGCCCGGAAATGAAACGCCTTACTTCGGAAAATGATCCAAATGGGTACGTGAATAATACGGTATCATCAGAACCATCCCCGGCGGTAGGAACAGGAGGCGGAAGTTCCCCATTTGATAACTATCTTCCATGGATGGGAATGAAAGAAGTCAACATTGTAGATAGAGATATTATTGACCAGGATAACCCATTATTTACTCGGACCGCCAATGATACCATGGTTTATATTCCACCTTTCTATTACAAAATCATTTCTTCAGAAGATATGATTTACTTCTATATTGCCGACAATAAAATTTCAGGATTTGAACTTCATCCGGGTAGTAACACGTATGTGGCTCGATACCGAGTCAAAATTGAAAACGGAGTATTTACGTCTAAATCGGGTGGAACACCAAGTTACGGGAGCTCCTTTAATGCCGATTACGCTCGTTCGTATGCCACCAAAAAAGGTAGTGGTTGGCAAATATTTGATTACTCTACTTGGTGTGCCATATTTCTCTTATATGCTGTTGAATTTGCAGATTGGAGAAGTCAGGCTTTGATAGGACCCGGACAAGTAAATGCTTCTGCTGGTGCGCCGAATGGAGCTACCGATGATATGATATACCACACAGGCAAAAAAACAGCGTCCACTTCAAGCAGCCCAATGCAGTATCGCGGAATAGAGGAACTGTGGGGGAGTTATCGCCAGTTGACAGATGGGGTCAACAAACTGAATGGCAATATGTATATCTGCCTTGACCCTACTAAATATGGTGGCTCGATTCCAACCGACTACATTGACCTTGGGCCTTTTAGTTCCAATTCCGGCTACATTACCCGACTAAACGTGATAGATACCTACAATTGGTGCATTTTACCTGATCAGTCTGGAGGCAGTTCTAGTACTTATATCCCGGATCGTGCAAATATTCGCAATGCTTCTGAGTCAATCTACATGTCTGTCACTGGTGGAGACTGGAACGATGATACAGATGCTGGAATAGGATATTTTTTAACAAACGATAGTCCAACCGTTGGGACAAGCTGTAGGATTGAGTATCGGGCTCCAAAAGGCGCATGAGTAGGAGGTAAAAACAATGCCTATCTTTGATTATACACAAAATTCTACGGGAATTACTTCCTATACTGCTGGAGATGGTATATCCATTCAAGGAAATTCGATATCTGCAAAGGTGTCTGTTGAAGAGGATAATGCAACCCAAATTTACAACGGGGCGATTTACACCCCAGTAGTGAAACCTACCGCTATGAAGCCACAACTTATCATATATACAGCCCCATCTTCTCCAAACATCGATGTAGTCATTCAGAAAGCTGAAACAAAACTGACGTTACAGACAAACGAAAATGGAGCGGTCACCGTAGATATTCCCTTATTTGGAACTTGGGATATATCAGCCACACTTGATGGAGAAAAGGTAACCGACCAAGTGGCTATCTCTACAGTACGGCAATATATTGTCACACTTTCCAGCGGAGCTGTGTGTGGTGTGTCTTGGGATATGGCAAACCCATCAACTAAACTGACCCGCTTGACTATCAATAATGATCCATACAGCTATGTTACAACTAATGTGACTGAAGACCCCTCTCCCGCAATTGGGATAATAGGCGGAACTTCCCCATTTGACCGGATTGCGCCTTGGTCAGAAATTTATGAATGTAACCTTGATGGAAATGGAACAGAAATTTACAAACGGGGAGAGCCTGGATTTTCCCGCACAGAACATGAAACGTTGGTATGGATTCCTAAATTTTATTACCGCGTATCGGACGCCGGAAGTATCCGATTTTTCTATATATCTTCAATGCCACTTGAAGGGTTTGAGAGGCACCCTGGCAGCGGGACGTACATCGGAAGGTATAATACAACTCCAGGATATAAGTCCATTTCAGGTATACAACCTTTACGTGGTGCAACAAGGCCAACCATCCGCACAAACTCTCGGGCAAAAGGTACGGGCTGGGATGGATATGATTATATGACATGGTGCGCTGCATGGTTACTTTACTTAGTTGAATTTGCAGACTGGGATAGTCAGAATACCATTGGCCTAGGCTATACTTCTGGACGCTCTGCTCCATTGAACAATGGCGGAACGGACAACATGATTTACCACACAGGGCGTGCGTCTGGAACAGATGGAGATACGGCCATACAATATAGATGGATTGAAAATCTATGGGGGAATCTATACCAAGTAATAGATGGTATAAATGTCTACGAAGGTACTTTCCTTATTTGTACAAATCCAGAAAATTATGCAGATGATACTGGAATCAACTATGTAAGTACAAGTATGCCAGGAGTTTCAATAAGCGGGTATATAAGTAAAACCGGGTTATTTGAAGGGGCCACATGGGCATTCATCCCAACCGAAGCAGGAGGCAGTCAAAGTTCATATATACCAGATCGGGTGATTATCTCTAGTGGTCAGTCATGGCGCATTGCAGTAGTCGGAAATCACTATAACAATAACTATAGCACCGGATTATTTGATATTTATTGCGGATACAACTCTGCTTCAGAAGCAGATTCGAATGGTGCCCGCCTTATTTTCCGTCGTCAGGAGGTGCAAGCATGAGAGTACACGGTGACGTTAATCCACCTGCTTTTACTGTAGAAAAGCAGCCAAAACATTCTGGCTATTACCTTGTACGGTTTTACAAAAACGCTGTTCCATATAAAAGCAGTGACTATGAGGGCTGGGAGTATGAGGAGTACCACTTAGAGATGCGGGAGCGGCCTGACCTTCAAACTTATGTCCAAAATCACTACAACGAGCTATTCCAGGAGGCAAAGGGTGGACCGAGCGAAGTGGAACAACTGAGGGCCGACATGGACTATATTCTGTTGATGGGAGGGCTTTAAGATGGACGTAGAAACCATGCGCTACTATGTATCCACTGGCCTGTGGTCGGCTGATAGGGTAGAAAAACTGTATCAGGCCAAGAAAATCACCAAGGAACATTACGACGAGCTGAAGGCCCTTGTCACGAAGGGGTGATACCATGCCGTTTATGCAACGCCGACCTGTCATCCAACGGGACTCTAACACCCCGAGCGGCACTGGCCTCCAGCACCAATACATGGCGGACCCCGCAAAACAGCACCTCCGAAGTATGGCGCAGTATGCCACGGACTTCTTTGAAGCACAAGTGCAGGGGCTTGAGGACGATGATGCGTGGAAAGCTGGGTGGTATAAGATACGAACCGCTGCCCACTTTTCTTCCCTCAATACCAGTAATATGTCCCACGACGATGATTGGCGGGTGGTGTACTTTGAGCGGCCAGATATCGACTACATAAGGCCCGGCACCAAGTTCTGGTTCTGGAACAACTGTTGGTTGGCGGACAACCCCGCCAATATAGCAAGCGTGTCCGGGAACGCTTTGGTGAAACGGTGCAACGCCGTGTGGAATAGTCTGGACTACTTTGGCAACATCGTATCTGAACCGATGGTCATCACCCGGCCAAACACCATGGCGAACGCCAACACAGATACGGAAACTATGAAGTTGGCAGACAGCTATATGGACTGCATCATGCAGGCCAACCCATGGACGATTCAGAATCTTAAAAACAACACCCGCATGATTCTTGGAACAAGCGGCTTTGCCGTGCGGGGCCTGTCTGACTACATACGGGAGTTCACCGACCAGCAGGACAGTGTGCGGGTGCTCCGCTTCTCCCTGTACTACCAAGAACCGACGGAACGGGACGATATGAAGCATCAGGTGGCGGATGGGCTGGCGTTCTCATGGATAGTCAATGTCACCGGCCCCCGGTCGATTCAGGCCGGTGAACACGTTTCTCTTGTGCCATCCTCTATCCGAAACGGCGAGGCGGTGGCGGACACCATCGCTGTGACTTATCTGTGGTCTTCCCACTCCCCGGAGATTGCCACGGTGGACGAGAATGGCGTGGTAACAGGCATGGTAAACGGTCAGGTAATCATTCGATGCACTTTGAAGGAGAACCCTAGCATCTTCACAGACACCGTTTTAGAGGTACAAGATGCTCCAACAGGGCTTCACTGGGCTACTGACGTACCGAGGAATATCCCAGCATACCAGAGCCGCAAACTAGCCGTAGCTGGGGAACAGGGCCCTGTGGAGTGGTCTTTCTCCGGGCCTGATCAGAACTGCTACACCGCGCAAATAGTCGGAGCGCAGTCTGCCATCTCTTGCTACTACCCCTCCCCTGTTCCTCTAACAGTGAGCATCACAGATGGGACTGCGACTCTGACAGCAGAAATCAAACTGACCGGAAGTTGAAAATTCAGTTGAATAAGAGGTGACAATCATGCTGAACAAGCCAAGATGTCAAAAGGCGACCAACCAGACAGGAAAGCAGGCCCTATACTGTGAGGGAAGGTTCCTGTGCGCCCACCAGTACAACTGCCCACAGACCCGGCAGTACGAGAATACTCCGGGCTTTCAGGAGTGCAAGCGGCTCCAACCGCAGAACCGATCCCCTTCTGTCGGATACCACCAAAACGTCATCCCTCGGGTAAAGAACCTGAAGTCGGTGGAGCAGGCCCCGGATGCAACAACTGTCCTTCCCAGCGGGATGTATGTACGGAACGTCATCCCGAATGCCGAGGGCAAGGCCGAGGAAACTATTTCTGGTAAAGAAGAAGCGACACACATAACTAAACAAAAGAAGGAGACGCAGAATGGAAAACAAGTTCGCAAGTCTCGAAGCAGAAAGCGTAAAGAAGGCTGACACCTACCTGAGCATCGCCAAAAAGACCGCCATCGTCAAACTGTTGGCCCCCGGCTGCATTGAGCTGGTGGATGTGCTACCGAAAAGTGAAAACGCAAACGTTCAACCAATACCGCCCCGCTGGCAGGAGAACATTTTGGGGAAGCGGCTGATTATGTCTTATGTGCTGGCAGGTATCTATCTTCACCTGATCGACGTGAACGGACTTTACAACAGTGAGACCCCGAAGTTCGAGTTCACCGCCCGGCAGTATGACATCTTTTCCAAAACCTACGGACAACTGGAAGGGATGAAGCGGGATGACGATCCGGAGGTGCGAGCCCACGCCGCCGCCATCCTGTCTGACTACCGGGACTTTGAAAAACTCCTGAATGCGGAAATCTATAATCTGCTCCAAGCCAAAAATGATCTGCTTTCCCGAGTTGTAATGCTGTTTACTGCACAGAGTACCCCGGAAAGCATTCAAAATGCGTTGGATGCCCTGCACGAAGTGCAGACAGAGGCCGAGGCACAAGCCCGCAAGAGTAAGGAATGGCTGGAACATGTGCGGGCAGAAAAGGAGGAGTAGGCATGTGGCCTTCACCTACCTATCCATATCAACGAGATCAGCAATATATAAAGTTCATCGGTGCAGAGAACATCCCCCGCCAAGTTTGCACTTATTTGATGGACATGCCACTGCCGAACTACAATCCCCCCACTGAGAACATCTATCCAAGGGTACGGCTGATGAAGTACCTCTTCTATGATGGGATTTCCCCGCTGGACGAGCCGTGTCCGACGACGGAACAGAAGTTGTCCGTTCTATTTGACCCGGAACATCCAACTGCCCCAGTCTCCCCAGAGAAGGGTTACCGTATCTTCCCGCAGGCATATGTGGCTCAGGCACAGAACATCGGGGACACCTCATTACGATGCTATATGGGCCAGACAGTGGCAAAAGGGTCGTACCGTGCCGAACTGTCTGTGATCTTCGAACTGACTACCAATGTCAACTATGAATCTGCATCCGGCTACGCCATATCCCGCACCTATGCCATGGAGTGCGCTCTGATTGAGGCGTTAAACGGCGTGAATATGAACGGTGTTGGCACATTCTACTTTGACCGCACACAACACCCGTCCTGCGGCTCATGGAACATCGACGACAGGGGAACCAACCTGGGACGGAGGGTGATTCTCGGCCTGACATGGCAGGACTGAATTAAAAAGACCTACGCTCAATTGTGAGCGCAGAAGGGCCATTAGGGGCCACACAGGAGAGCATATTTCTTCTGTGTGGCCCCCTGCTTTTGTTTACCAGGAGGCATCAATCATGCCACTCACTCAGGAACAGCAGGAAGCCGTCCGTATGGGCACACCAATCGAATGGAACGGCCTGACCCTGTTTCCAATATTGATGAAAGACTATAACAGGTTTATCATCGCCCAAATGGGCCTTACGGCTCAACAGCAGACACTACCAAGTAAATACGTGGTTATGCGCTATCTGGAAGCCCTGTATGCGCTTGACTACGACGTGCGAACCAATGGAGGCCCACAGGGCGGTTTTTTCTCCCGTATCCTACTCTTTTTGATGCTTTCTTTGCGGCTGGAAGTGAGAAAAGGGCTGGATGGAGAAGAATACATTCCCATAGGCATCCAGACGGAGAAGGACAACCCACGGAAGTTGACCGCCCTGGAAGTGACGCAGGGTGAAGTGAGCGTTGAGATCACCCCGCAGAACTTCGTTCAGCTCCGGGAAATCCTGGCCGCACAAAACGAAGTGGAACTTCCAGACGAAACCCTGAACGCCGAACTGGTGCAGGCGGAACGGGACTTGGCTGCGAAAAGTTCTCTCAACCTCGTACCAGATAGCGAGGCTCTGATCTACTCCGTCTCTGTCAAAACGCAGATCCCCGTCGAAGATATATTCCAATGGACGGTAAGGCGATTCGTTCTGACAGAGCGGGCCATTGACCGAATCACCGGACACCTTGTAGCCGCACTTTCGGAGGCAGCGGGAGCCAAATATAAGAACGGTAACCCGTGGCCCTCCTGGAAGTACGACCGTGACAAACATTCAAGCGCACTCGTCTCCCTTGCGGAACTCACACAGAGGCTATCCGGTTCTGTGGAAGCGAGATAGCCAATCCACCTGAAAGAAAGGAGCAAACGTCTCTATGATTACTGCTACTCTGAATGGCCGTCCCCTGTACGCCAAGGGCACCATGGATGTAAAGATGTTCGACCCTGCTACCAATGACTTGGTATATTACTCCAACAAAATGTCCACTTCGCAGTTGGCGTCCACCATCAACCTAGGCCCCATCAACGCAGGTATTGGCAACCCCATCGTCATCCAGATTCCAGACACTCCCTCTCTGACCATGAACCTGACCGCCGCCGACTTCTCCCTTGAGGGCCGCGCCCTGTCCGTTGGCGGGAACGTGGTCTATAACGGCGTGGTACCCGTGGATGAGGCGGTGGAGGCCAACGGAACCACCCTGACCGTGATGCAGACACCAGTTGCCCCCCTTGGCGGCTGCAACGTAGTTGGCTACATCAACAACGGTGGCACCGCCTATCCCATCGACCCTGATACTAAGCAAATCCAGGGCTTCACCGCCGTGGCGGGCACCACCTACTGTGTCCACTACTACACCACTAATCCCTCTGCCAAGCAGCTCTCCATTGAGACTCTGATGAATCCTGCCGTGGTGCGCGGCTTCATCACCATCCCTGTCTACTCTACTGAGGGCAGCGCCTCCAACGCCAATACCGGCTCCCGTGTGGGCTCCCTCTACATCACGATCCCCCGTGGTCAGCTCTCCGGCGACGCTTCCACCGAGGGCTCCCAGACCACCGCCGCCACCACCGTCATGAACTTGACCGCTCTGTCCTACGACGAGGCGTGTGAGCAGGGCATCCAGTGCGGCGGCTCCTCCTCTCCCAAACTGGCCTACATGGTACTGGAGCTGTTCGGCAACCCCGACCAGAACGTGGAGAGCTTGGCTATCGTGGGCGGCAACGATATCACTGTCACCGCCGGTTCTCCCTACACTATCCCTGTAAAGTATGAGATGGACAACGGCGAGATTGTGACCCCCGACCTGACCAACTTTATCTACACTCCAGAGGACGGCGGGCTGTATTTCAACGTCTCCCCCAATGGCGTTATCACTGGCACTGCCAATGGCACCGGCAATCTGGTCATCACCTCCAAGTATAACTCTGAGCTGACTACCGCCGCCGCTGTGACCGTGGAGGGTGGGGCCAGTACGCCAACTTCCAATGTCACCTTTCAGCTCACCACGCCTTCCTCCGGCAGTGATAACAAACTGAGTGGCGGAGGCGGTACCTACACAGTGGATGTAGATGTGGTGAACGGAACCTCCTCTGTGGTCGTGACCGGCACAAAAACCGCTACTCAGAGCGTGGTCATCACCGGAGCCAACGCCTCTCTAGTAACCGCGGCTGGTAATGACACCATCCCCACCTACACCATTGATACCTCCTCCGTCGCCTCTGACGGCGGCACCCTAAACTTTACCCTTGGTGTGACCGAGGCAGGCAAATCTCCCATCTCCTACGCCTTTGATGTGACCGTTGCCGCCCCGCCTGATGACACAGCGGACATGACCTTTGACCTGACCACACCCAGCAAGAACGAATCCAACACCATCAGCGGCGGCGGCTCCAACAGAACCGTCACTGTCAACGTACAGAATGGCACCGGGAGCGTGGTGCTCACCGGCACAAAAACATCCGCCCAGGAAGTAAAGGTCGGCGGCACAAACGCCAGTGATGTCAGTCCGGCCGGGAGCGCAACCGCCCCTACCTATACCGTCAACACAAGCAGCGTTTCCGCCGCGGGTGGCTCAAAGTCCTTCACGCTGACGGTAAGCGAGGATGCCCATAGTACCATCGTCTACAATGTGACGGTCACTGTGGCCTCACCTCCTCCGGCGACCGCAGATGTGACGTTTGCGCTGACAACTCCGGGCAGCGGGGGCGGGAACAGCCTCAGCGGGGGCGGAGCGAGCAAGACCGTGACGGTCAACGTCGTGAACACCACGAATAGCGTGGTCATTACGGCAACCAAGACATCCGGACAGACGCTTTCCAAGGGCGGCACCGACCAGGCGAATGTGACGATTGGGGATAATTCTACGAAGCCCACCATCACAGTGGACACCACGAGCGTCGCCACAGATGGCGGAAGCAAGAGCTTCACCATTGCCGTCAATGAGGGGAGCCACGCCTCGATCACCTACAACATCACGGTAACTGTGGCCGGTGGCGGCTGATATCCAGCACAGCTAAACCGACAGCCCTCCCCTAGGGCAACTGAGGCGGGGGCCGAAACTGAATAGAGTTGGGCTATTAAATGTCCGAGAGGGCGCGCTTTTACCAATCATGGCAGAAGTGCGCCCTCTTACTTTAAGGAGGAAAATTGATTGAGTTTACTGGAACGATACCAGACTATGTCTGCAAAATTAGATGCTGCTATTGACAGCGCACTTGAACATGAAGTGGCCGAGGTTGTCAAGGACATTATTTTGGAACAGGCAGTAAGCGCAGTTTATAGCTATCCCGCAACCGCACCAGCCATGTCCAGCAGACGCAAATCTGACGGGGGTCTTGGAGACCGAGGGAATCTAAGTGCGCGCGTCGAAGCAGGGCATGTTCTGATTGTGGAAGATGTTGCCCCCCTTCAAGGAACGGATTATGGCATAGCCCTTTCTGATGTAGTGGAACATGGCCTTGGTAATTACCGACAACCAGGTCCGCGACCTTTTTTAAATCGTTCTGAAACTGAGGCGATCAGTTCTGGCCGGGCAGTAATTGCCCTGCTCTCCGGTCTCGAACGCCAGGGAATTTCGGGTGGTGGTCTTTCGATCATATGATACTCCTAGACCACTCTGGTGGATACACAAAAAATGTACCAACGCGAAAATTCGCATTGGTACATATGTATCAAAGATAGTCTGATTGCTTGACAGGATGTTTATTGCTGTTTAAGTGTTTGCATATTCCGACCGCCTCTTTAAACGCTGGAGCTATCTGTTCAATATGGGTTTCGTTAAGCCCTTTATACCGGCACTCGATTTTCGAGAGGGAGCCCGACTTAGTACGATAGTTAATCTCGAAGTATTTTCGATACATAATAGTTCCCTCTTTTGCCGCCATTGCACCAACAATAGCACCCGTATCGCCGCCAATGGCACCTCCGATCGCAGCCCCGGTTAGTACACTCCCTTTTACGTATTCTTCTCGTGTCACAACCCCATAAGAGACGATTTGGGAAAACGGGAGGAATCGCTCTATTTCTTTCTCTTGAAAAATCAATTGCACCCTTTTTTGATCTAAAAGAAGATTGATACATTCGCCTGATATTCCAGGAACTCCCTGCAATCCAAACAGAAGTGTCTGCGGTAAAGACTCCCGGTATAACCTTTCTTCATTTACGCGGTCCAACAATAGGCCGGCATTATGGATGGCGCGGTCAATCCGTTCATATTTCACTATTGCAAAGCCTGCGCATACCACAGTAATTAAGATCCCCAGTGACACTTCACAATATATGGCAAATAGAACCCCTAAAACCGCCGCGCAAATCCAAATAGCTGTACCAGCGATATCCCGTTTTTGTATTTTCAATACTGTACGCATACTTTTCCCGCAGTTTTTGCATAGTTCAATCGTGCGGCTTTGAATATGCCCGCAATGAGGACAGCAGATTTCCCCGTCTTTCATATTTTTTACAGGATTTTGTGTGCCAATTAAATTGTTCAGTGGTGTTCCACAGTTGATACACTCTACATTTTCCTCAGACTGTCTTTGCCCGCAGGATGGGCAGTTGATAAGCCCCATTTTCTCTCCCTTCCTTCCCCCGAACAAATTACATTTTTTGATGAGACTATTATACTACTTTCCTATTTTTACAGCAACCAAAAAATCGTAGGAGGATTTTAAAATGCCTGATGAAGTTGTTACTTTAAAAGTGACCCTTGACGCAGCCAAAGATATTGAATCCCGGCTGAAGACAATGGATTCCTTAATGGATAGCCTGCGCAAAAACAGTAATGTCAAGCTGACCATAGATACCAGTTCATTCGATAAGCTCAATAGTGAAGTCCAAAAATATATTGCCTCCGTTACGGAGCAGGTAAACCAACAGCTCCGTCTTGCCTCCGCTACCCAAGAAGCTCTATTGGCTGAAAGGCAGTTGGCAATAGAAAGCGAGAAGACCAAGCAGGCTGTCGAAAAAACGGCACAGGCCCAGATAAACGCGCAATCAAAGGCGATAACCTCTTCCGAAAAAACTGCCCAAGTACAAATACAGTCACAAGCCAAAATCCAGGCAGAGATTGAGAAAACAAACCGTGCACAACTTAATACTGTTTCTGCACTAAATAAAACATCCTCCGCTGCCAAAGAGGCAGGTTCCGAATTTGGAAACATGTTTAAAAACATGCTCCTTTCGCATGTTATAAACACTTTGATATCTACCCCAATTACACTATTACAGTCTGCACTCGACGAGTTAAAGGCTGTTGATACCGAGTTGGTCAACATTCAAAAGGTTATGGGCGCCACTGCTGGCGAGATGGAAAACCTCTCTGAAAAGGCATATGAAGTAGGGTCTTCCCTTGGTATCGCCGCTTCGGACTACTTGGCTTCTGTTACTAAATGGGCACAGGCTGGCTATGGTTCTCTATCTGATGAACTGGGCGAACTTTCGGTAAAAACGCAGAAAGTGGGCGATGTGCAGGAGGCTACCGCCAACCAATTTCTTCTGTCGGTTGATGCTGCCTATAAATACAAGGGAAATATCTCTGAACTGACAAAAGTTCTGGATGGAGCCAACGAGATCTCCAACAACTACGCCACCAGCGTTGAAAAACTAGCCGGTGGTATGGGCATTGTCTCCTCTCTGGCCGCACAGGCCGGTATGGAGGTTCAAGAAACGATGGCGGCCATCGGCACGATCACTGCCGTCACTCAAGAGTCTGGCAACAGCGCCGCCCGCGCCCTCCGTGCCCTGATTTTGAACATCCAGGGGTCTACCGAGATTGCTATTGATGAAGCGAGTGGTGAACGCTGGACAGAGGATGAGATTAAGGCCACTGCCGCCGCTCTGGGCGATCTGAACGTTGCAACCCGCGAGTACAAGGACGGTGTAGAGCAGCTACGGAACCCCATGGATGTCATTGGGGAACTCTCCGACAAGTACCGAAAGGGACTTATCAGCGAAGTCCAGCTCCAGGAAGTCGTATCCTCTCTGGGCGGAAAGGTACGGTCTAACCAACTGCAAGCTCTTATCTCCAATTATGACATGTACGAAGAGATGCTAGATACCTACGCTGACAGTGTAGGCAGCGCTGACCGGGAGTTGGACATCTACCTGAATAGCTGGGAGGCAAAGACAAACCGGCTGAAGAATCAGTGGGTAGAACTCGTGGCCTCCTTCCAGGCCAATGATGCAATCAAGGGAATATTGGATATCGCAAATGCGCTTATGGAGGTTGCTAATACCCCTGTTGGCAATATTCTGGTAGTAGCAGCAGCAATAGCAACTCTCAATGCCTCCTTTGCTGGATTCGCCGCTACAACAGGCGGTGCTGCATTTCTTGGAAAGTTCAAAGGATTCCTCACTGTGTTTGACGACGTAGGCAATGCCACCACAAAAGTCGGGAAACTCACCGCAGGTTTTAAGGGACTTGGGAGTGCTATTACTACTGCCCTAGGGCCAATTGGAATTGCTTTGACGGTTTTGTATACTCTTGTCACTGTCATTGACGCATTGACGGTCAGCGCCGAAGAGCAAAAGGAGAAGGTCGATGCTCTCTCTGCTGAATATCAAGATGCTACAACAACTCTGGAGTCACTGGAGAACCAATACAAGGATAATACCGACCGACTTAATGAACTCAACAGTCTAAAATCTAGCGGCGATTTTACTGTGAACGATCAGGAGGAACTTGACCTTCTTAACGAACAGAACTTTTCGTTAGAACGCCAGATCATACTTCAAGAGAAATTGGCGGAGGCCAAGAAAAGGCAGCTTGCAGAAGAGGCAAACACCGCTTTACGCAAAGGTTTTTCTGAGACCTCTGATGTAAATTTTCTGACTGGATTCTTCTCGTCTGCTTATGACCAGCTTTTCGGCGGAAACAGTCAAGCCTTAAATGACTTTTTCCGCCAGTTCAGTATGAATATAGCCGGTGCCTTGGACGGCTTTGAAGGTCAGGCAAATTATATTTCTGGCCGTCTGGATGATCTCAATAAACAGAAGGAAGAGTTCCTTTCTGAGCACGGAAGCAATCAGAGTACCTGGAGTGAGGAGGAACTAAAGCAGTTCGATAAACTGGAGAACCGGATTGCTAACGCCGATGAAATGGCAATCAGCTTCTACAACGAAATGCAAGGCTATATCGGCAACCTGACGAATGAGGAAGATATTGCTTACTGGCAAGAAATTGCCGATTCTTTGTTTGCCGCAATCGCCCCAGCCATGTCGCTCCGTTCCCAGATTGAGTCTTTAACCTCTGCAATGGACTCTGCCACACATACCGAGTTCAATGATGTGCTTACCCAAATGCGGGAGGACGGCGAAGTAACTGAAAGCGAAATCCAGACCCTTATCGACAAATTTCCAGTGCTTAATGCACTCTTAGAGAGCGGTGAGTACACACTCAAAGATCTGGCGCAGTATTTCTCCGGTGCTGGCGGAGAGGCAATTTTGTTTGGCGACAATGTAGAAGATGCATCAAATGAAATAGAGCAGATGGAGGCAGCCGCCGATGCCCTTTCGGACACCCTAAACGAACTTGAATCCGCTCTGAGCACCTTGGACAGCGCCCAGGACGAGCTTTCGGAGAACGGGAAGCTATCCATTGGAACAGTTGATTCCCTGATTCAACAGTTTCCGGAGCTGACTGGCCTTCTCTATGAGTATCTGGCCGGTTTGGTGTCTGAGCAGGAACTCCAAGAGGCCCTTTCTGCTCAGTACAACAATACAACCAATGAGTACAAAAAGAACATCATTGAAAAGATGATGTCCAACAAAGAATTTTACAAGAATACAATTCTCACAAATACAAACATTGTTTCCAAACTAGCCGAGCTGGGCATAACCGACCTTGAAAACTACCAAACTCTGGAGGAGCTTAAGGAAGAAGTAAACCGCCGTATTCAGGAGCAGATGACCAAAAACGCAGATAAAGGAAAGGATGACCGCGAAAAGATCTACGGTCAAGAAGTAGAGGCTTTCACAGTGGCCCAAGCATCCATGCTTACTGCTCAAGCCCTATCCCTGGATAAAATGAAATCTAAGAGTTTGACCGACCTCCTTAACGAAAAAAATGGAATAGGTCAAGGCGAATATTTCGAATTTGGGCAACAGAAACCAAGCACAAATTCCAACGGCGTAGTATCGGACTATTGGGACGACGTTATGGACATCCTATCGTCCGCAATCGAAATTCCCTCCCTTTCCTTTGATTCTTCCTCCGGAGGTGGATCGTCAGGAAAAGGTACATCCTCTAAATCTTGGTATGAGGAGGAAATCGACCGTCTAAAAGATTTAGTTTCCCGTACTGAGGACACCAATACTTTGCTTGAAAAGGAAGAAAAGAACTCCTACCAGAAGCGTATTGTTAATGTCCAGGCTGCTCAAGCTGAAATTCATAAAACGGCGAATCAGTTCCGCGCTAAGGGCCTATCTGATACCTCCGACGAAATCAAGCAGCTTAAGTTGATGTATCATGATCTCGCAGATGAGGTAGTTTCTATCTATCAGGAAATGCACGATGATCTGATGGAGAATAACAATGACCGCGAGTGGGAGCTTAACCTTTTCAGGAAGAATCGGGAGCGGGCCGACCGGAGTGTTGAGGAGATTGTCGCTGACAATGAGAAAATTGTTGCAGAGTACAAAGCCATGCAGCAGGAGGTGGCCGACCTTGCCGCCTACTACCGCTCCATGGGTTATGACGAGACGGACGATCTAATCCAAGACCTCTCCGACGCATGGTGGGACTACCAGGAGCAGCTCGAATCGGTCTATGATTCCCTGACCAAAGCCTTTGAAGATTACATCTCAGAATCCGACCGACAGATTCGTACCCTGGAGCGCACCACTGGCACAGCGGGCCAGCAGATAGAGATTTATACCCAGAGGATAAACGAGGCCAAGAAAGCCCTGCAGGCTCTCCAGTCGACGAATATCAACGGCATCAACAATGAGCGGATTGGGAGTATTCAAGACCAAATCTACTCCGACGAGGACGCTATCTCCAATATCCAGGATGAACTCTGGTCTGAATTGGAGGCTGCCGTCAATAAAGAGTTCGACAAACTCCAGGATGAAATTGACGATGCCCAGGACATGTTGGACAAGTTCAATGAGGCCGTAGAAAAACTTGATGAAGAACTCCAAAATAAAATCGAGCCTCTGCAAGAGCAGATCGAGGAATGGCAGGACAGGTTAGAGGAAGTTCTAGAACCCATCGGGGAAAAGCTGGATGACCTGAATGAACAGCTTGAGGCCGAACGGGATGCACTGGAGGCCCTGACTGATCCTCTGCACAAGGAAATCGAGGGCTACTACACGGTCAACCCAGACGGAACAATCGGCGAGTACGTTCCAGGCATTAACGACCGGCTGGACGATCTAAATGATCAACTCGATAAAGAAAACGAGAAGTGGAATGAGCAGAAAGAACGTGAGGAAGCTGCGCTGGCTCTCCAGAAAAAAGAATTGGCTTTACAGGAAGCCATCAAAAACCTGGAACAGGCCCAGCTCGATCTCGAAACTGCCAAAAACGAGCGTACTATCTATACTTTAAAAGATGGTGTATGGGGCTGGAGAGCTGATGAGCAGGCTATTCAGGATGCCGAAGACGCTTTAGAGGATGCCGAGCAGGCCAAAGAAGATGCAGAGAAAGAGCTAGAAGATCTGAAGGAGCAGCAGGCGCACGACAAAATCATTTCCAACTTAGAAGACCAGATCAAAGCATTAGAAAAGCAGAAGGAGTTAATCAATAAACAAATTGATGCCTATGAAAAGGAGAGTGAGGCCCGGCAGGATTACATTCAGGACCAGATTGACTACTGGGAGAAGGAGAAGGAAGCTCAGGAGGAGCACTACAACGATCTGATTGAGGCCAACCAGAAGGAAATCGAGGCATGGGAAGAATACTACGAAAAACGCAAGGAGGCCTACGATGATGATATCGAGTTCTGGGGAAATAAGGTAAAAACTCTACAAGAACAGTACGACGCATGGGCCGAGCGCTGGAGCGACATTCAGGATTCCATGACCGAGGATGTCCGATCCATCGAAGAAATCCTTTCTGACATCGCCAAGTATGGCACTCCTGAAATGAAAGCCCAAGTGGATAACATCACGGACCTTCTCCGGGACATGGGCGTGGCGCTTGGCGATTTCAATTCTAGCATTGACAGCGGTCAGGCCGGAGGAGGAGGCCAGAACGACCAGAACATCATTGACCAGATGAAGCAGAATGCCCAGAAGTGGTGGGATGCCACTCTGCGGGGCGACAAGGAAACAGCCGACTACTATGATAAACTGAACTATCAGCTTGGCACCAGCATTGGTGCGCATCGTGACCACAATGGTGTTTGGTGGGATAAGTACGGAAACAAGCTGTTCGACACGCCATCTTCGTCTGGAAACGCCTCTGGCGGCCCTGCTTCGGGCGGGTCCTCCACTGGAGCGTCTGGTTCTGGCTCTGGTTCTACGAACTCTATGGTAGACGCTAACAATCAAATCAGTCAGCTACGAATGAACGCCATGCATGCCAGCGACTCTGAAAAGCGCTCCTTGTTTCAGGAAGCCAACCGACTAGCCGTATCGTATGGCGCAGTTTCTATACCATATACTTCTGATCCAGACGATTGGAAGTGGTATAACCGGAGTGGAGACTGGCTGTTTGACCAGGGTGGCATCGCTCGTGGCAAGGGCATGATGGTCAAGGGGACGGACACACCAGAAATGGTGCTCAGCCCTGTTCTGGCATCCGATGTGCTCAATCCAGTCAAAAACGAGGAATTTGACCGCTTTGTACGGGACATGGGCATCATGTTCGGAGCGGCGGAACGATACGCCCAGGACACCAGAATGGAGCCGGGCAGGTCCACCAGCAACGATAACCGCAACTATTCCCATCAGACATTTATCAACGGCGTGGAGATCGGGGACAGTATGCTTGACCGCCCCTTGTCAGAAGTCCTTTCTCTGCTGGGACTACACCGTAACTACTGATTTTCCCTCGACAAAAGTTGTTGCAATTTGAGTGGAAAAGCGGTAAAATAAGAAATAATAAGATACCTGTGCCAAATTGACGGCATAGAGGGGCCATTTGGGGCCGCTGTTGACTGTATAATGCAGTTGACAGTGGTCCCTTTTTTGTTTGTGCTGGAGGTGAGCCAGTGGCGCTATATCAACCGACCAATATTTTCCCGTCTTCCTTCGCGGGCGTGGGTGGCGGCGTGGTGGATGTGACGCAGCCTCTCACCGTATCGTGGCAGGTCAACGGCTCCTCAGCCATGACCGCCTATCAAATCAAAATCTACGAAAACACTACCGCCTCCAAACTCGTCTACAACAGCGATCGTGTAAACCTACAGCACCCCTTCTACGGTATGACCTCCACAGGTGATGTGAACTACTTCCAGGTCACCATCCCTGCAAATCGGCTGACCAACCTGTCCAACGGCTTCTCCAGCGGGTACAAGATGCTGATCACACAATGGTGGAACGGCGGTTCCATTCAGCAGTTATCCCCCTCCTTTTTCCTGACACGGACAAATCCGGCTGTGACCGTCAGTGTACCGGCCACCGTCACATCACGGAGTGTGACCTTCACCGGCTCCTATACCCAGGCCCAAGGCGACACCCTGGACTGGTTCCGGTGGGAATTGGCCCTCCAGGACGACCCGGAAAGCCCGATTGAGGACAGCGGGTACATCTACGGCACCGAGGACATCCAAGTCACCTACGATGGTCTATTCACCAATACAGCCTATTCCGTGCGGCTGACCATCCAGACAGAGAACGGCGTACAGGCTACTACCGGCTGGCAAAACTTCACGGCACAGTATGACGTGTCCGATATGAAAGGCTATGTGGATGCCTGTGTATCCCCGCTGGAAGGTGTAATTATCCAGTGGCCCCGCATCTCTTATATCAACGGAAAGCCGTCCGGGCCTCATCAGTTGACCGGCGGACAGCTCAGATTGCCCGCAGGGTCAAGCATTACCTGGGACGAGCGAAATGGGGAGCCGATGAACATCCCTACACCCTGGTCGCTTGCATGGTCGGGCATCGTACCTTTGACTGGCACTTCTCCTGTCTGGCAGATCACCGGGGATGGACATACATTGTCCCTCTCCATTGAGCCGCACTTGATTTCTCTGATCCTGGACGGTGCGGTGCTGGCCTCTGTGGAGATACCCCACCTTTTGGTGGACTATACAATCCGCATGGTACTAACGCCCCGTGAACTCCACATGTATTATCCGGTGCAGGAAGGCGGGCTTTATCCATCTTCCGTCCTTTTCCCATCCGCCACGCTCTATCCTATGGGCGGGGATGTATCCTGGGAGCGGTTCACCTATCCGCTGACGTGGGTCCAACCGGATATCGAATCTATCACCCTATATGGAGAACAGCGGTGTGACTACATCATGGTCAGCGGCGGTGAGGTTTCCGGCGCTTTGCTGGGAGACCTGTTGACCAACTTCGAGTTTGAACCGAGCTGGACACTGGACACCTGGTTTTTGGCAACCTTCAACGGAACCGGCATCAATGGCGGCAACATTACTCCGTCCGGCGACAGCATCACCGGCGCAGCAGTCTACCGGCTGAAAAAGGGTGACCGGCGACTGCAACTGGTAGCAAATGTGGGTATCTGCAGTTCCACATTGGTGGATGAGGGGTTCCGCAATCAATCCACCTATACCTACTATGTGTTCGTGTTGGGGACAAATACTTATGTATCTGCCCCGCTGATCTCCAACCCGGTCACACCTATGTTCTGGAACTGGACCGTGCTGGACTGCTCGGTAGATTCCAACGGAACATACCATCTGGAGGAAGCGCACCTGTTTCGCAACAGTGTAAGCACGGACAGTATCAGCAACAACAATGCCCCATCCATGCTTCAAAATTTCACACCCTACCCGCTGAGACAGCCATCCTCCTACAACTTCAAATCTTCTACCCTGACCGGCTACATCGGACGGGTGGACATGAAACTGAATCAGTACATCGACACAGTGGATATGGCAGAGGCCCTTTATAACCTGTCTGTCAGCAACAATCCCAAGTTCCTGCGGGACAGGAAGGGTAATCTCTGGCGCATTCAAACCAATGCTGCCGTGTCCATGCAGACCGGGGACACGATGGTCCCCCAGCCCTACTTCGGTTCTTTCCCGTGGGCTGAGGTGGGAGCGGCGGACGGTATCTCCATCATCTGCCAGCCGGGTGACGGGGCGTGGGACAGCACTACCGGGCAGGAGCCGGACAGTGGCGAGACCGTGACCAAAATCGTTGTGACTGCCCCATTCGGGTCTACCGTAACCCTGACCAATGGGCAGGAGAGCTATACAGAAGTCTGCTACGGCTACATCACCTACCAGCCCGCCACGCCGGGCGATTGGACGGTGACGGCTATGCGGGATGGCTCGTCGGCCAGCGAGACCATCACCATGGCAGAGGGCGTGACATACTACGTGGGGCTTGTCATCACGGAGGTCTACGCCACACTTATTATTGCCGCTCCATCTGGTACCGTCATCACAGTATCCCAGGGGAGCGAGTTCGAGGAAACAAAAGTAGTCCCGTAGTGCGGACAGGAAGGAGGATTCTTTTTCATGGCACAGGTAGAGTTTCAAGTCCCCGGCCCCGGCACCTACATCATCGAAGCCGCCCCGTCCCTGCCTCCCCTGTCTCAACCGGGCACGGCAGCGGACGTGTTGACGGGCGAACAATTCTATGGTGAGGACGGGAACCCTGTCACGGGCACGATGCCGGATAACCCCGCCGAGGCCGTGATCATCCAGGGCGGCGGTTCCTACACCATCCCCAAGGGCTACCACACGGGCAAAGGCACCGTGACCAGCGAGGGAACAGAACTACCCACGCTGGCCAACCCCGCCAACGCTGGAGAAATTATCTCCGGCAAGCAGTCCATCGGACAGAACGGCGAAACCCTGACTGGTACAATGCCCAACAACGGGGCCGTGAGCAAGGACTTGACCGCCGGGGAGAAGTACATCATCCCGGCTGGTTATCACAACGGGCAGGGCAAGGTGACTGCCCCAACTGTTGCAAGCGAGACCCCCGGCACAGCAGAAGCCGTTGACATTCTCTCTGGGAAAACTGCATGGGTCAATGGGGAGCAGATCACAGGAAGCATTCCAACCAAGACCGCAGAAGATGTGACGATTCAAGGCGCATCCGTGAGCGTCCCCAGTGGCTACTACGGCCCCAACATTGCAAAGGCAATTCCCACGGTAGAACAGACCGTTCCCACCATTTCTGTCAGCCCAGAGGGCCTTATCACTGCCCAAGCCCAGCAGACAGAGGGATTCGTGGCGGGCGGAACAAAGTCTGCCACGAACCAACTCCCTGTGCAGGGAGCTCAGACGATCACGCCCAGCACCATGGCTCAAACCATCCAGCCCAACGTGTACCTCACCGGGGCGCAGACTATCCAGGGGGATGAGAACCTTGTTCCTGGGAACATCAAGGAGGACGTGTCCATCTTCGGCGTGACGGGGACTTATGCGGGAAGCGGCGGTGATTTCGCTGTTCCGCTCACCGTAACCGTGGATAGCGGGGCAACTGTCACTGCGATAAATGGGGATATTTCCCTTACAGAAATATCAGATGGGACAGCAAGCTTTAACCTTACACGTGGAGGCTCTTGGTCTATAACTGCAACATTGGGAGAAAAAGTCGGAAACACAATAGTTCAAATTCCGTTCTCCTTCTCCTCAAAAATAGTGTTTCAAGGTATTGTTTCTTATTTTGGACTTGCCGAGGCTCTATCCCAAAAAAGATATTTGTTTGCTTCTGCCTCCAATAACGGCTATGCGTTGTTTGCTGGTGGAGTCGCTGAATCTGGTCAGCCAACTGGAATCGTAGACGCTTATGGGGCGACACTTACAAAGACAACGCCATCATCTCTGAGTGCAGCCCGATGCGGCCTTTCCGGAGCATTCGTTGGCCAATATTTTCTTTTTGGAGGGGGAAACACAGGCGGCATAACCCAACCGCCATCCTCTGCAAGTGATGTTGTCGATTATTATGATGATGGATTGACTAGAGGAACCCTGACATCTTTGTCCTCGATAAGCTACAATCTTTCTGCAACTCAAATATCAAACTATGCTATGTTTGGTGGCGGGTATGGTGGCGGGAATATGTTAAACGCCTATGATTCCAAATTGACTAGAACCGTAGGGACGCCATTAAGTGCATCAAGATACTACCTGTCATCTGGCACTTTGGATAATCACGCCTTTTTTGGAGGTGGGTTCTCTGCTATAGATGTCGTAGATACGTATAATACCGAACTAACAAAGACCCAATTATCCCCGCTTTCAATAGGCCGTTATGGAATTGCGGTAGCCTCCACGAATTCCTATATCCTTTTTTCTGGTGGCATGGAAGGAAGTACGCAATATTCGACTGTTGATGTGTATGATACAGAACTAACGAGAACCTCTGCGGACTCTTTAAGTATAGCGAGAGGAAACGCGACTGGAGTTAGTTGTGGAGAAAATGCCTTGATCGGAGGTGGGTCTGGGAACAGCGTGCCAGATCTATATAGTAAAAATGTAGACTGTTACGATTCTTCTTTAACAAGGACTCTTGCCCAGGAGCTTCCATCTGGTTGGCAGTCTATGATTTCGGCAAACGCTGGAGGATACGCTCTGTTTGCGGGAGGCGCACACGGGACAGGACAATATAATGACACTGTTGCCGCATATACCATCGAATAGAAAGGAGTACTTATGCGCTATCAAATTTGGGACAAGAAAACCGATATTTTCACCCCGTCTGGCCACAAATTTACCGCCGCCGAATGGCTGGCAAAGTACCCTTGGGCGAATCTGCCCGGCGTGAAAATGATCATCACAAGTGGCACCATCAACGGCGGGGCGGCAATGGAATTTCAGGCCACGGTAGACCGCTACATGGAGATGGGGGCCGATTTCTCCAGTTGTGAGACGGATGAGGATTACCTTGCTGCCATCGAGGACTTCGAGCTTCACCCGCCCGGTTACGACCAGCCCTCCATCGAGGAGCGCACCGCCGCCGCATTGGAGGCGCAGGTGCTTATGGCTATGCCGGAGGAAGCGGAGCCTGCCGTGGCGAAGTTGAGCACCATGTCCGTGGCCCGGACGGCCAGCGCCACCCCCACTGAGTCCGCCGCTTTCCAGCGGGTGAAGCGGAACTATGAGAGAGGTCTTTGGAGCGCCGCTCTGGTGAGCATGGCCGCAAGCCGGGGGCAGATCACCAGCAATGAGGCAAGCAGGATTCTGAACATCTGAACAGAAAAAGCCGCCCCCTTTTTTGGGGGGGCGGCGGGAATAGGCAAAACGCGGCGCATGTGGTATGCTAGGATCGGCGCTGCAATAACGGCAGGCGGTTAGCCACACCCTCCGAAAGGGGGTGAGGCCCTATGCGGATCACATTACATATCGGGCGGTTTACCGTTACGATTATTGTGAAAAGCAGAAACCGCCACCCTGGCCGGTGACGGTTTCCATTTGGAAATTTAGTTAACTGCTTGGGCTAACCGCTTGTTGCAGCGCCTTTCTACCTCTATTATACCATCCCGCTTCGGTTTGTCAACGACGAATCGAGTGCGGGATTTTTGTTTTCCTGCCCGGCAGAAAGGAGGGAGCGCCCCATGCCAGCGCCTACACCACAACGCTATCTGCAATATCTCTCCGCTGTGCGCGGGGAGTTCACCAAGCTGGCCCGACTAGATTTTCTGCAACCGGACGGCTCTCTAGCCTTTTCCATTGACAACAACCCCCACAATCCCCGTTCCGGGGCGTTCATTCAGGAGGGGGAGTTGTCAGTTAACCTACAAAATGGGATGCGACGGCAAGCAACTGTAACACTCTCCAACCTGGACGGGGCCTATGACTACAACGTGAACAAGGTCTGGTTTGGACAGCAGATCAGATTGATGGAGGGCCTTGTTCTGCCCGACGGGACAGACTTCTATCTACCCCAAGGCGTGTTTTACGTCAAAGACCCGGAGGAAACCTTTCTGCCCAACCAGCGCCTTGCCCGGTACAATCTAGTTGACAAGTGGGCATATCTGGACGGGACGCTGTTCGGCAACTTGGAGGGTTGGGCACTCATTGAAATCAATGAGGATATCTTCAACGCCATTACCCAACTGCTTCTACGGGATAGAGGAAACGGACAGCCTATCGATAACATGGCCCCAATCTTCACGACCTACTATAATGGCAAGACGGTAAAATTGACGGACGGACGCATAGTCCCATGGACAAACACGCCATACACGGCCCGGTTTGACAACCGAAGCAACACCCTTTCTACCCTCTTGTTGGAGATGAACAAGATGCTGGTTGGGTGGATTGGGTACGACCAAGCGGGACACCTGCGGGTGGATGCCGCCTATGAGGACATATCGGATGCAGACAAGCCAATCCAGTGGGAGTTCTCCCCCCAGCGGGTGGATTTCCTAGGAGCGACTTATGCCGTCAAGAACACAGAGGTATTCAATGATATTATCGTCAACGGTGTGGCGCTGAATGGTAACCACGTCCCCTCCGGGCGGGCGATAAATCAAGATCCGTCCTCTGACACCAACATAGATCTTATGGGCCTGCGCACAAAGGTCTTCGAGGAAACCTGCTACTACGCCGATGAACAATGTCAAGAACTCGCGGAGTGGTATTTGAAGCAGAACTCCGTTCTGAAAAAGTCTGTGACCATTCAGTCCTCCCAGTTGTTTCATCTGGTAGAAAATGAATTAGTAACTATTACCCGGACGGACAAGCCGGGGAGTCCGGTAGAGCGGCATCTGGTCACCGGATTTTCCCGGCCTATCGCACAGAACGGGCAGATGACTATTGACTGCACCAGCGTGAACGACTTCCCGGCGGCTTCCCCTTATCCCCTGCCCTCTACACTTGTTTATGCAACCATTGCCTGTGACGTGCGGGCGGGGGCCGTCGTGACCTGCTCACTAAGCGGCACCACTCTGAGGGGCGTATCAAATGGACTGGTAACGTTTCAGCTCCCGGTGGATGGATACGGAAAGTGGGAACTGGAGGGCACCTATAAGCCTGAAAGTGGAGCACAGGAAACGGCCAGCACAACGGTTTCTGTGGGCAGTCCGGGGCTTTATAATGCAACACTAAAGTTTCCAAGCGAGGTGAGCACATGACGTTCATTGGAGTTGACCCTGGAAAGAAAGGCTCACTGGCCCTGCTAGAAAATGGGGCCGTATCCATCTTTCCCTTTGACGAGGACACCTACATAGAAATGTTGGGCAAGGTAGCCCCCCACGCCTCCATCTGCTGTCTGGAACACGTCGGGTCTATGCCTGGGCAGGGAGTCACCTCTATGTTTCACTTTGGGGAAAACTTCGGCTTTATCCAAGGCGTTCTCAGGGCCTACAAGATTCCTTTTGAACTGGTACGTCCTCAGAAATGGAAGAAAGAGTTTTCTATCACCGGGGACAAGAACAGTTCCATTCAGGTATGCAAGCGGCTGTTCCCGGAAGTATCCCTTTTCAGGACTTCAAAATGCAAGAAAGAGGATGACGGAATGGCAGAATTTTTGCTTATGGCCGAGTTCGCACGGCGGAAACTGGGGGTGGCACAATGCGAAAACGCAAGCTGAACGCACAAAATGAGGCCCTTGCCGTGTGGCGGGCCTTGGAGCCGCAAATCGTGGAGGCTGTGCGTCGGGAAACCGCCGATTGTGTGCGGCAAAAGAAGCTGACGGTGGTGACCGCCCCCAACGGCACCACTATGGGCGTGATGCAACCGAATGACAGCACCATCTTCGAAATCCCATACGTCTCCACCCTTGCCAATGTGCCAGTGGGGACTATGGTGCTGGTTCAGTATTTTTACGGGATGTCAAACATGATAGCCGTCTCATTAGGGGACGGAACACAGCCGGAAGGAGTGTGACTTTATGCCCATTAAAGACGGAAAATATAAAAACCCTAATTGGGTCAACGGCGGCCCTCCAGCTATTGATGCCGACGAACTGAACGCCATTTCTGATACATTGGAAAATCTCGATAAAAACCCTGGCACTAACTATATAAGCGGAAACGGAATCTCTATTGCAGGAACAACAATATCTGCAAAAATCTCTTCTGACAACGATAATGTAGCCACCTTCGGGAAAGATGGCGGGATTTATGTACCAAATCAAGGAGGGGGCGCAGGAGTATCCGCCAATAAAAAGGCGGCTGTTGTTGTGGGGAGTTCGCAAAATGGATGGACTGCTCAAGACTGCGATTATTTGTGCGATGGCACTAGTGATGATGTTGAAATAAACAAAGCTATTGTTGCAGCTAAAAACATAGGGTATGTCTGCTTACTCCCTGGAACATACAATTTGGGTGGCAGTGTTTCCGTCAATAACGATGTAACTATTTATGGCGGAGGGGCATTTGGAGCTCCGTATTCTTTTGCTGGCGTCCGTAGCGCAACGGTTATTAAAGATACACGCCAATGGACGGGAGCGGTCGGTTCCATTTCTTCAGCATCAATTAGTTGCGGAAATAATAGAACCGCATTTTTGAATTTGACCCTAGACAGTTCCTCTGTAAACCGCGTTGGAGTTGTCACACGTGGAAATACAGCGTTTTCGTATTGCTCGATAAAAGCAAACTATCATTGCGTTTATTCCACGGGCACTTCTCTTACCTTGAATAGTTGCTGCATAGGGGCGTTATCTACTAGTTCTGTATCGGGTCAATACGGGGTTTATATGATGGCAAGTGGAACCTATCCAACACTGGAGATAAACGGAGGGGCGGTCGGGAATATCGGAAGCGTATATGCAAACGGTTCAGACGCATCCTTTGCACTGCAAGTTATGATCTCTAATTGCGTGTTGAGCGGAGCGGGTGGAGGTGAATCAGATATAAGCGGCGCTGTTGCTCTAATCAAATCAAGCGGGGCATCCATAACCGGATGTAACATTTCTGGATATAGCTCAATCGCACATCCAACCCCGACCGTTTACTTAGATTCCACAACAGAAAATTGCATAATCAGCGGGAATGTTATAAGTGGTTACTCCCAAGTTTCCGACAACGGGACAAACAACAATACGCAATATAACTTGTTAGTTCAACTTTAAATTTAGTTACACCAGAGCGTAGGAGGCCACCCATGCCAAATTGTATCCAAGACCACTCCAAAGAGTGCATCGGCTACGCCGAGGCACAAATCCTTAAGCACCAAATCGAGGAACTGGTCAAAAAGCAGGAGGCTGACCGTGAGAATAACCGCAAAGACCATAAGGAGTTCTATGAACGCCTTGAGTTTGGTGAAAAGGCGCAGGCCGTCACACAGAACCAGCTTGCCCAAATCCTCGATGATACCAGCGAAATCAAAACAGACCTGAAAGACAGCAGGAAAGAACTTACCACCGCTATCGAGAAGCAGAATCAAGCCATCACCGACTTGCAGATGAAGCCCGCCCACAAATGGGACATGCTAGGCAAAGAAGTGCTCAAACTGGTCATTGCTCTGGTATTCGGTATCGTGGCCGCCGCCATTGGATTGGGGGCATTCAAATGACAGAGTTGAGTATCCTTCTGGTTGCCATTCTGATGCTTGTGGCCGCCCTTATAGCGGCTATGGTGTACATGGCGAAGAAGGTGGGCGGGAAGGGAGAAAAAGAACTCCGCTCCGTGACCAGGCTCCTGTTCCTCACGACACAAATTGCCGCCCTGGTTTGGGTATCGGTGTCCTACCTGATTGCCCTGTACGCCACCGTTCAGCTTGGACAGCCCTTCCCTATTGTTGAACTTTCCCAGCAGGCAATCACGACCATATTAGGCGTGAATGTTCTGAAAGTGGTGGAGAACATCTTTGAACACAACGACGGGGCTGTGTTTGGCAGGACGGACAAGAATCGACAGGATACGGATTAATTGAAGTCCCCGGCAAGGATATTAAGAAATTTTCTTGGGAAGTAAAGAAGCAAGTGAAATCTAAACACGAAACACAATAAACAAGTTCAGAAAGAGGTACATATCATGGACGTTTACAACATTTCCAATCTGCTCGCTATCATTGGCGCTCTTGTGGTGCTGGTTAACATTCTAACCGAGGTAATCAAGAAGGTTACATGGGACAGACTTCCCACCAATATTGTGGCGCTTATTCTCTCCGAGGGCCTTACGCTGGCCGCCGGAGCAGCTTACGCACAGATCAACACTATTCATATCACATGGTATCTGGTAGTCGGCGCTGTTGTAGTCGGCTTTATGGTCGCCTATGCCGCCATGTTTGGGTATGACAAGCTGAAAGAGATTCTGGATTGGAGAAAGACCAATGTCAACTGAGAAGGAGCTCCGACAGGAAGTCGTGAATATAATGAAGAACTGGCTGGGCTGGTCGGAGGTTAACGGCAAATTTAAGGCCATTATCGACCTATATAACACCCAGAAGCCCCTCCCTGTAGGCTACAAGATGAAGTACACCGACGAGTGGTGTGCCGCCACGGTTACCGCCGCCGGGATGCAGGCGGGGCTGTCCGACATTATCTTGGGCGAGTGTTCCTGCTCTCGCATGATCGCGCTGTACAAGGCTAAAGGGCGCTGGATGGAGGACGACGCTTACCGGCCCGACATCGGGGACATCCTCATGTACTGCTGGAAGGACGGGGCCAACTATGCCACCACCGACCAGACCGCCAATCCCAACCATGTAGGCTTTGTCGGGGCGGTCAACAGCAACACCATGACCATCTATGAGGGCAACAAGGGCGAGGCCGTGGCGACCCGTACCGTGCCCATCAATGGCCGCTATATCCGGGGCTACTGCCTGCCGGATTATGCCAGTAAGGCGACCACCATCAAAACCGAAGCCGAGGAGGACGACGATATGGACATCTCTAAACTGACCGACGCTGACATTGAGGCCCTTGCTGCCCGGCTGGACACTGTGCTCTCCAAAAAGGAGCCGTCTGACTGGTCTAAGGAGGCCCGGATCTGGGCCGAGGGTCAAAACATCATCTCCGGCGATCAGGCCGGGAACAAGAAATACAAGAAGCCAGCCACCCGCGAGGAACTGGTGCAGATCCTCTACAACATCGAGAATCCGTCTTGAACAGAAGTGGCCCCCGGTCTCCTATGCGAGGCCGGGGGTCGTTTCCAGTATCCCTTCAAACACCTTTCTGGTTTCCGCCGCAATCTCCGTCTGCGGTTTGAGCATCTGGGCATATCGCTGTGTCATGTCCAGGCTGGAGTGTCCCAAGAGCATTTGTAGCTCTTTCGGGTTCATTCCAGAGGAAACCAGCATTGAGGCACAGGTATGTCGCAGAGAGTGGGGGGTGATATCCTCCCTTCCGGTCATGGCCTCCACATAGCTCTTTATACCATAGATAGCTGTTATTCGAGACAGGGGTTTGAAGCCGCCTCCTTCGTTCTTTTGGACGAAGATGGGGTCTTTATCTACCGCCTCCTTCGGCCTGGCTTTGTTCAGATATGTGTGCATGACCATCTGCGCATAGGGAATGAAGGGTACTGTACGTCCCTTGCCTCCCTTACCGCTGCGGATGGTTGCATACCCTTCCTCCCAGTTCAGATCAGCCGGTGTTAATGCCAGCATCTCCGACTCTCTTGCACCGCTGGTCAGTAAGAGTACCGTCATAGCCCGGTTCCTTATATAAACCGGCTTTCGCCCAAAGGACGATGTACTGGTTGAGAATATGCGGCGTATATCGTCGGCGCTCAACACCGACTTTGCAGAAATGTATTTCTCAGACATGCGCATTTTCTTCGAAATTGGGTTTTTGTCCAACATCCCGGACTCTACCATCCATTCCAGCGCCGTATTCAGCCGGGATATATACTGCGCAAAGGTGTTTCTGGAGTATCCCAGCAGGCTTTTTCGGTAGGCCAGAATGGCCTTCTGGTCAATCTCCTGCCGTCCTTCGCTCTCCATGAAGCGTATGAACTTCTCCACGCCCCGGCGCTTCTGATCCTGTGTGTTCCTTGACATGTTCCCGTATGAGGCAAGGTACTCTTCGGAACAGGTCTTAAATTCAGCCAAGTTCATTTTTCTCCCCCTGTTCTTATTAGAGGGGCGACGTTGAACCGCCCCCTCTGCATTCTTTTGAGAGTTCCTCGTTAGCTTTCTCCTCAAACCATTTCGTCTTTGACTTCCCTTGGCGTTTTAATTTTATTTCCAGTGCTTCGACGAGCTTCCGGTCACTCAATACCGAGAACTGCTTTTTAGTTTTTCTCCGCTCACGAAAATACTCCGCTCTGCTTTCGGCTGGCATCTTTTCACCTCCATTGTAGCGCAAAACAAAAATACCATGTATCGCGCTACAAGTCAATACCTTTCTGGAAAATATTTCGACGATTTCTTTGCTTGTGTTGTGTAATAAAAAATAAGATTCGCCTATAAAAGTAGCCCCCCTTCCAATTGGAAGGGGCGCTGTCGTATAG